TTTGATGAAGTGGTGCATTACGCAGTTACCGGATGAATGTGAAGTCATCCTAGACCCCGACCGGGGCCACCTGCACGACGGCGTTCGCCTTCCAGGAAGACGCTTTTACCTGGGTGCCCATTGAGCTGCAGGACGTCACCGAGTACGGCGCGAAATGCATGACGATGACGGACCCTGAAACGGAAATCTCCATGCGCCTCGTCCAGCAGTGGGACAATCGGCTAGGCGAAATCACGACTCGTATGGATTTCGTCTGGGGCGTGGCGTCGACCGAGTGCGATCACAAGGCGCTGGCCATCGCCGGATAAAGGAGTGCGAACATGAAAACCACATTCAAAATCTCGATTCTGGCGGTCTTGGGCGCGTTCTTGGCGGCCGCGCAGACCGTCACGCCAAACACGACACTCTGCGCAGCGCAGAACAATGTGCAGACCACGGTCTGCCTCACTTCCACCACTGGAATTTCCAACCAAGTCGGCGTGTACGTCGGGCAGGAATACGAATTGGTCCTGCTTGGCCTTTACCAGAACGTCTGCACAGGCCCGTGCTATGTCCCGGTGTCGCGCGGGAACCGCGCGGCCGGTTCCGGGCCACAGGCGCATGCCAATGGCGATATCGCCTGGATCGCACAGACGCCCAATTCGACATCCACCGGCATTCCAGGGGTAAACGGATTTGCCCTCGGAACAAATCTTACCGAGATCGGCCCCTGTACACGTGCTTCGGTCACATACCTGCCGCACATTTGGCCTGACCGCGGCATCAAGCGCGATTGTACCGGAAACGGAGCCCTCGGCACTGGATTCTGGGTTGATTATGCACCCAAGGCCGGGCAGGACTTCGACAGCCCGACTCCTGTCACGACCGTCGCGGCGAATGGTGCGCTCAGCGTATCCAGCGGAAATTACCTTCTCATTACCAAGGCCGGCGTCATTGCGTTGACTTTGGCGGCTCCGACCGCTGGCGTCCAGGACGGCATGGTTATCACGATCACCGCCGACAATGGGGCCTATGCCGATACGCTGACAGCGACCGGATTGCTCCAAACCGGTGGCGCTGGTTCCCCGTACACGACGGCGACATTCGGCGTCACGACGGCTTTCAACGGCGCATCTCTGACACTCAGATCTTACGGAGGCTATTGGTTCGTCATCGCTTCCGTCAACGTGGCGTTCTCGTAAGGAGGAATCATGGCAGTTCAAGCACTCGGAAAAACATTCGGACAGGACGGCCACAAAAAAACGGTGGCCGAGACCTGGCGCGCCCATGTAACCAACTCCAACGCGCTGTTGAATCTCACGGAAGGCAAGGACGCCGAGGAGCCGCGTGAGCCCTACGATCGCGCGCACCCGGACAACCAATGGCCGGTTATGGTCTACCATCCCGCCAAGGGCGAATTGACCATCGGCAAGAACCTCAAAGGCGTCACGAAACAGGATGAGCGCGTGGCCATCATTAAGCAGAACCAGCAGGACCTCAAAGACGCCCTCGCCGGCGGATACCGGAAGGAACCTTATCCTGTTGTCAAGGCTCTCGTCATGGACCCGGCGACCGAGAAAGCGGCGGCGTTGGCGCGAGAGCAGGAACTTCGCGGGCAGAACACGATGTTGGCCGATCTGGTCACCAAGCTCAGCACCCGGCTGGATGCGATGGAAGCGGGCCGCCCGCCCGCCAAGTAGGGCGATATGGATCTGAAAACTTTGCTGGCTTCTCTTGGCGCACAGGGAATCCAGCAAATCCCCATTCTGCATTTCAACGCGGCTACGGGATCGGTCGACGCCATCGTTATCACAGACGCCGCGACAGTGCTGGGCGAATTTGCGCCAGAGACGACAGCCGCACCAGTTGGCCAGAAACCCCCGGCAACGGGAGATCCTGTAGCTATTGCCGCGGCAGCCGCCCGCGCCGCACCAGCCAAGGAGTAGACCATCCCTACCGGACAGGCCATCATCAACGGAGCATTCACCGCCCTCGGCTTGCTGGAGCAGGGCGGCACGCCGTCTGTTTCCGATTCCAACGACGCGCTCAATGAGTTGAATATTCTCTGGAACGCTTGGAGCGTGGACGACGGCCTGATTTACGCCATTCAATCCCAGCTTTTTGCTTGGGCCGCGTCCACTTCTCATTACGCGATTGGACCGGCCGCCACCAGCCCCTTCAACGTACCGCTCCCTACGATCATCAAACAGGCGTTCTGGGTAACTTCGGCTGGCCGGTTCATGTTGCGGATTGTGAACTCGGACGAATACCACGCGCACAAGGACCTTGCGGCCACCGCCGTTGCCCCCGACGAACTTTACCCGGATTTCAATGTTTCATCCTCCACTGGCAGCGCAAACCTCTATGCTTGGCCCGTTCCCAGCAGTTCGGGCAATAGCCTGGAACTTGAGACTGGCGCGCCGTTCGCCGCATGGACGCTTGCCGGAGTCTATGACCTCTCGCCTGGATTCCAGGATTTGATCCAATACGCGCTGGCCTGGCGGCTTATTCCGCGCTACGGCATGGCGATTGCCCAGCAGCAGGTTTCCGTCATCGAGCAGGTGGCGCAGAAGGCCGAGGAGCGGTTCCGGAAGAGCGTTTCAGCCAACAGGCAGATTCCGCCGCCAGCGCCGCCGCCAGCCCCGAGTTTGGCACAGCCAGCCACGCTCACCGGGAGATAGCCCATGCTTGCCAGCGACGTAATCTACCGCGCTCTGCGGAAATGCGGCCATTTGCGCCCCGGCTACACGTGTTCGCCTGAGATGTACATCGACGCGCTCAACGAATGGAGCGCCCTCTACGATGAACTGAACAGCGAACAACCGATGCAGTTCACCAACCCAGTCTATCAGTTCAATGTGACCGGTCCGGGCAGCCAAACGAACGGCAACGGCTACAGCATCGGGCCGAGCGGCGCGGACTGGACGGCGCCGCGGCCGGAATCGATCATCCGCGCAAACCTCGTCATGACGACGCTCGGCACGCAACCGGTCTACATTCCATTGCGACCGTTGACCCAGAAAGAATGGGCTTCGCTGGCGATCCAGCAGATCCCTCCGGTGAACGTCACGAGCATGTTTTGGTACGACCCCCAGTATCCCAACGGCGTATTCAATGTTTTTCCGCCGCTCAATGGAAACGCCATTCAGATTTACGAGCAAGGCGCACTTGCCCCGCCGGTGGTGTTTGCGACCCAGGCCAACTATGTTGCAGCGCTTGCGCTGGCCTATGCCGCGCCTCCCGGCTACTGGAATGTGACCGTTTACGGCATTGCGGAAAAAATGTACCACATGGTCACACGCGACGTGATGCCGCACAAGGTTCCGTATCAACTTCTGGCGGCCTGGGCAAAAACGGCCCGCGATCATGTAAAGAACATCAACCGGGCGATTCCAAGGCTGGGAACGGACGCGCCGCGCGGCGGTGCTGGAGGGATCCCGACATACGATCAGTTCGTATGGGAAACTGGGGAGCCGGAGTAGTGGTAGGATAGGCGCATGGATAAGCGCGCGCAAAATTTTTGTCGAGACACCCGGATAGCGGCGTGGACGATTGCAGCCCTCCTCTGGGCGCTGTTAATAGCTGCGCCATTCGCGCGATCCCAGACGAGCGCAGCGCCTATGCCACAGCCCGAACTGTGGTACGGCCCGCTCTACGCGGGCGGCTTCCTGTGCAGTTTCGCCGCTGGCACTTCTTCGCCGCTGGCCACGTACACCGATTCCACAGCGGCTACGGAGAACAACAATCCTGTGGTGCTCGACGCCAATGGTTCTGCTTCGATTTGGGTAGCGCAGGTAGGCTACAAATTCATTTTGTACCTTGGGGGCAACGGTTCATGCCCTGGTAGCGGCGCGGTTGTATGGTCGCAGGATAATGTCTACGCGATTTTTCAGCAGGTCAATAGCGTTTCCATTACAGGCGGCAGCAGCAACCTTGTGGGTGCTCTCACCTTCGCTGGCGTGGCCAATCGCGTGGAGGTTCTGAACACCGGCAACACGATCACCTTCACACTGCCCCAGGATATCGGCCCCAGTTCCAGCGTGACATTCTACAATCTGACGGCCAGCAACCAAGTTAATTTTGGGAGTCTCTGGCTGACTGGAACTTTTGCGGGCGAAATCATCAGCCCGACCGGGGCGATCACGACCGGAGCAACTATCACGGCCACGGGCCAAGTGAGCGCGGCAGCCTACTATAACAATTCCACCAGCACGCAGACTATCGACACAAGCAACAATGCCATCGTGAACAATCTCACGGTGAACGGGCATTGCACCGGTTGCGGATATACCGGCATGTCGACCCAGACCGTCGTGACGGGGAGCCGCGCACTGAACACGGTCTACCACAACACGAATGCGACGGCCCTCTTTGTAGTCGCAACGGTCAACTACACTTGCGCCGGGGGGAGTGGCACCACGGCAGTTACAGATTCCAGCTCCACTCCGACAACAACGGTCATGCAGAGCGTTTGCAATACTACGGTTTCGGTGACCACGCCGCTCACTTTTTTTGTGCTGCCCGGAAATTACTACGAAGTGGCTGCTGCCAGCGGCACCACTATCGAATACTGGACGGAATGGCACTAAAGAATGCCGATCCCCTTCGATGGATTTTGCGGGCCATCTTATCAACTCGATAACCAGTATGCGGGCGTCGAACGGCTCGTAAATTGGCTGTGCTCTCCCATCGAATATCCTGAAGAGAAAAAGACCCGCACTGAACTGCTGCCTCTCCCCTGCAATCAGCCGTTTGGCGTGTTGCCGGTGCCGACGAATCAGAACCAAGGCGGCACGCATTACAATTTCGCCCAGCCCTGCCGCGGAATGCTGGAATGCCGGGGCGTGCTCTACGGCGTCAACGGGAATGCCGTGTGGAGCATGGATCAGAACGGAAACTACACGGGCATCGGGATGGTCAACTCCGACAACCTGCCGTGCTCGATGGTAGCCAATGGCAACGGGCAGATTTTCATTGCTTCAGCCGGACAGGGTTATGTGATCCCGGCTGGTGGCGGCGCGAACTCACTGATTATCATTCCAACCGATCCGGTCAACGGACCCTTCTTCGGGGCATCTTTTGCGACTTTTCAAGACGGGTACATTCTTGTCGTCACTCCCAATTCCAATCAATTTCAGATCTCCGGGACTGACGATGTTCCAGTGGGAGACGCAACGCAATGGCAGGCCGACAATGTGAGCATTCAGGCCGGCCAGGCCGATTATCTTCAGGCGATCATCTCATCCCGCGAGTACTTGCGCCTGCTGGGGTTCCAGCGTTCGCAGATCTACTATGACGCTGGCCCGCAGGGTCTCGGGGCATTCCCCTTCATCAGCTACAACGAGACGTTCATCGAGACCGGCATTGCGGCGCCATTCTCGCTACAGGACCTTGGAGATTCGCTTGTATGGATCGGGCAGGACCGCCGCGGCATTCGTGCGGCTTGGCGAGATGCCGGATTCCAACCGCAACGCATCAGCACTTTTGCGGTTGAGCAACGCTGGCAGGCATACCCGACGCTGGCGGATGCGGTTTCGTTCTCCTTTATCTGGAAAGGACATTTGCTCTGGCAAATCACGTTCCCGACCGCCGGGAAAACGTGGCTGTACGACGACACAGCATCGCGGCTGATGGGGCGGCAGATCTGGAGCGAGGCACAATTCCTTAATGCAACGAATCAACTTGTCGCGCGACCGGAACTCTACCACGCCTTTTGCTATGGGCTGCACCTTGTAGGTAGCAGCGGAGCCGACGCCAACCCCGGCGCGATCTACCAATACCAAAGCGGCCCGAACTATACGGATATGGCCGTCCGAAACGGAGAACTGGTGCAGGTCTGCCATGTGTTTGACCGGATTTTGCCAAACCTATGGAACCTTGGCAATCGGGTCATTTACAATCGCATCCGCTTTGAATTGAAGCTGGGCGTCGGGCTTGGCTCGGCCCAGCGACCGCCAGTCATCTTGCTGCGCTGGTCTGACGACAACGGCAATACGTGGGGGCGCGAGTTTCAGATTCCAATTGGCGGCCAGGGACAATATTCGCAGATAGTCTACCTGAACAGACTCGGTTACGCGCGAAATCGCGTATTCTGGGTGCGCTGTTCGGACGCGACTTATTGGGCATTCGCGGGCGCCGATCTCGATATGATCGGGTGCTCGTCATGACCCCGCAAGTCCAGCCTCCGAACAACGTGCCACCGTTCCCGAAGTTTCCGGGTGGCCTCGGCCCGCAAACCGACCAGGATTGGTTCGCTCTCAATAAATGGTGGGTGCAGGTCCAGCAGGCTTTGCAGAATCTTATAGCCTATTTCTCGCAGAACACGCCGCTGAATCAAGTGGCGGCGATTCAGGCTATGACCGCCCGCATGCCGCAGGTTACGCCGGCGGCGGTGTCTCAAGGGTACATCATCCAGGTCAAGTTTCTCGCTCCTGTCGGCAACGCCAATACCGATATTGCCAATACGGTGCTCGACCCGACAAATCAACAGCCCCCGCAGAAGTTGCTCCCTCAAATCCTTGTACTCAACGTTGGGATGGTTTTCTCTGCGGTCATCGCTATTGAGATTTCTGTTTCGCACGATGGAGGCAATACCTGGACCCAAGCATCGCCGGATGGAACCGGATTTCAACTTCCCGCAGGTGCCCTTGGCCCAGTTGCTTTCTATCAATTCAACCCGGCTTTTTACCTTTCTCAGACTGATCTTATCATTGGAGGCATCGCAGGGACGGTGTTCGACGGTAGCCAAGTCAACGGAGAAATGAGGGTCCAATAAAATGCCCAGCCCAGGTTCGGTGATCTCGCCCACCAATATGACGAGCAACAACGTACCTTCACCCTACATCGCCTCTGCCAGCTCTGTAGGCGGTTTCGGAGGTCAGCAACCGTGGCAGATGTTCAGCGGAGTGGCCACAAATTTTTGGCTCGGTGGTGGCACCGCAACGCCTAACGCGGACGACGGATTCGATAGTTGGCAGCTCGACCTCGGCGCCGGGAATGAATCGTATTTGTACTCCTACATCATGCTCGTTGGGAATGCCAGTTTTCCAAATAGTTATCTGAATGCCCCGTCGTCCTGGTGCTTCTTCGGATCCGTTGACGGTATCAATTGGGATCTTCTAGATCAGCAGACAAATTATGCTTGGCCATCGGGAGATTCAGAGCAAGAATTTGTACTGAGCATCTGGCCGACGGCCTACAGGTTCGTGGCGATGGCCATTTCGGAAATTGCCGCAGGTCCAGGTAACAATGTTTGCATCAACAATGTGAATGTAGTCTCCACGTCCGCGCCTCCTCCGATTACGTCGCGTGGTTCACAGTTTGCCCCCGCGAACATGGTCTCCGACGTTTCGCCGTCCCCTTTCGTCGCCTCCGCGAGTTATGAAGGGATGCCAGGCTACGCATATTGGGCATTCAACAAAGGCGTATATCCTATCGGCGGCACGCAACAATGGGTTTCAAACGGAGCGACCGGCTATTTACAAGTGGACATGGGAAGTCTGGCCCAACTCAGCTCTTATCAAATTCTCGGGGCCTACAACGGCGTAGACTCCGCTCCCGTGGACTTTACCCTCCAGGGATCAAACGATGGAGTTGCTTGGACGAATCTCGATGGCCGCGTGGGGCAAGTTCAATGGGGGCAGTCTACAGGGAGCGTTGCTTACAACAATTCCCGGTGGTATTACGCGCCTCAAACTATCCCATATCGTTACTACCGCCTGAATGTGACTTTAATTGGCTTTCCGGGGGGCAACGATCTTGCAGTCCAGCAACTCTATCTCTACGGATCATTTCCCCAGCCCGGCAACAACCCCTACCCCAATCTGTGCTTGTTTGGGACACTGGCGTTATGAGTATCTATTCGCCTTCGGCCGTCTACGATCCGCAATTCATTCCCAAGATTGCCGCGCCTTTGATCTTTTCCGGCCAACTGGGGGGGGGCGCCGTCGTGCCCAAGAACTTCAACTACCTGATTACAGTCGCGCGGATCTCGAATAATAGCGGAGCGCCTCTGCCTTTGACGCTGTGGCGCGTAGTGGCGGGCGGCGCGAACACGCCGCAGAGTTGCATTCTCAATGCCGTGCTGATTCCGCTGGCCACGATCCAGAATCCGGCTTTCGATCTCTCTGGCGTACTCGGCACCGCTGTGCTGGCTCCTGGAGATTCAATCTGGGGGTATTGCCCGCAAGCCGGGGCTCTCAGTATCACTGCGGACGGATTGGAGATCGCTAACCCGTAGCGCAGGTGATATAATCCTACCAATGCGAGAAAAGTTGCTGGCCATCATCGAAGAGGAAACGGGAGAACGTCCCGAACCGTCCTTCCGGTTCGATGCGCTGGGCATGGACTCGCTGGAGTACGTCGATTTCATCGGCAAGGTGGAGGCGGCTTTTGGCGTACAGATCCAAGACAAGGAAATGGATTTTTCTACTGTAGGCGATCTTCTCGCTTGGCTGGAGATGCATCTGTGTTGACTTTCCAAACCGAGCGCTGGCCCTCCGTAGTTGAAGAAATCAAGCCGCTCCTCTATCTGAATTGGTGCGAGACGGCGCTGGACCACGCAGAGATCCCGTTGGATCCCGATTTCGAGCGGTATGCCAAAGCGGACATTGACGGATCTCTTCACATAACGACCGCTCGGATCGGCGCATCTTTGGTGGGGTACTTCGTTCTTTTCGTGGTACGGCATCCCCACTACAAAAGCACACTGTTCGCGCTGATGGACGCCTATTTCCTCGAGCAGGAACACCGGCGCGGTCCAAACGGAATCCGGCTATTTTTGGAAGCCGAGAGCGCATTGCGGGCGCGGGGCGTGCGTGAGATAATCGCTAACAGTAAAGTTTCACACGATATGAGCGCTATCTTTGAACGCCTGAATTGGCGGCGCACGGCCATCGCGTATACGAAGCTGCTGGAGCCTGAATAATGGCCTCGATCGCGCTGGGCATCGCCGCATTGCTGGGGACCGCAGGGAGCGTTACTAGCGCTGTCCTCGGGTCAAACGCCGCGACCACCGCTGCTGGAGAACAAGAGCAAGAAGAACAGCAGGCAATTCAGCTTCAGCAACAGATGTTCGAACAGGAGCAGGGCAACATCGCTCCTTTCCTCACCGCTGGCCAAAGTTCCATCGCGGGTCTCGTCAAACAACTCCAGAACGGCACCTTCGGCGCAGGTTCGCTGCCGTCTGTCCCCACCGCTCCTGCTCCATTCACTCAACCGACACTCGCCCAGGCGGAAAATGAGCCAGGGTACCAATTCGCGCTCCAGCAGGGACTCAAAGGAGTGGCAGAGGAAGGCGCTGCCGCAGGCGGCGCGGTGAGCGGTGGCACGATCAAGGCAGCCGATCAGTATGCCAACAATCGCGCGGAGACGAATTATGGAAATGTCTTCAATCAGGCTCTCTCGACGTACAATGCGGGACTTTCGCAATACGCATCACAGCTTCAGGGCTATCAAACCGGTCTTGCCGGTCAGCAGCAGGCGTTCGGGCAGGAATTGGCGCCGGCCGAACTGGGTCTTCAGGCGGCGGGATCGCTGAACAGCACGGCGCAGAGTTCGACGCTGAATATCGCGCAACTCTTGCAGGCGCTAGGCAGTTCGGCTGCGGCGGGCACGGTAGGCAGCACGAATGCAATCACAGGCGCAATCGGCGGGGCGACGAGCAACCTTTCGCAGATTGCTTTGCTCAATTTGCTTCTAGGAGGCGGTTTGGGCGGA